TATTTTATCCTATTCTCCCGGAGACGGAGAGTTAATAGCGGTTCTAATTGTACCGTCCATATACTCGTCTCTTCTTCTTCTACCTTGTTGTTCTATACCATATGTAGCCATACTTCTAGTATAAGATTGTTCGTATAATTGTAACATATCTGTTGGTCCTTTTAAATAACCATAAGTTTCAGCTAAACATGCATATAATATTAAATCTGGGTAATTTGTAGATACATAAGTCGTAGTCGCGTCGCTAGCTGTAATAGTGTCTGGTTGCTTGACATATGCAACGTGGCACACGTAAGCAGCATCGGGCGTCGGAGCTAAAAAAATAGTAGATGCATTTCTGTTAGCATAGTATTTTGGAATATTATTAGGTGCAGCAGATGCTGTACCCGGTGTGTTGTAATACTCTTCCATAAAAGAAGTATCTCTAAGTTCTAAATTTTTTCTAACAGCTGGCGTTTCGTTTGTATCATTGATGTAAATATATCTTATAAATCTTGTATTGGCTGGTGCAGCAACTTCTCTATTACCTGGAGTCAAAGTAATTGTATCATAGAAACGAGCGTCGTCTGTATCAGTTTCTCTAAATATTCTAGCTTCAGCATTTTTCACAATAGTTGTAAGAATAGCATCATTTAATACTGTGCTATCAACTTCTGTGTAACTTCTAATATCTGATTTTAATTCTCCAAAATTCATAATTATGCCTTAAATACTACCGGTCCAGATGAACACTGTAAACCGCCTCCTTCTTCGCTTGTACTAGCTGCTGTCAAATTAGTAAAGTTAAAACTGTTAAAAACTGTAATTGTAGGTGGTTGTCCAGGATTTGGAATTACGCTTGCATTCATAGTAATTTCAAAAGATCCAAATACTTTTGCGCCATTTTCGTGCGTGCCAGCTGTTGTATTACCCGATGTTACACCTCTAAATGGAGCTGTAGTTCCTCTTACGCAACCCGTTAAATCATTACCAACTTTACCTGTATATTGAATTGTCTCATTTTGAAATAATAATGTTACAGGATTTATTTTTTCAATAAATATAAATCCACTGTTTGGAAAATTACTTGCATCGTTTAAAGTTATTGTTGTAGCAATATCAGTAATTGCACCATTTAAAGTAGATTGTAATTGTATTGCTTGAATCGGTACGTCAGATACACCAGTTTTTAGTTCATCAAAAACCACAAAATCTCCAGTCTTGTAACCACTGTTTGGAAAATTACATGTTATTACATTTGATCCTGCAGTCGAAGAAAAAGGATTTTCAGGGAGTATATCAAAAGTTGGTGGCTCAGTTCTATCAGGTCTAGCATTTTGTAAACCTTGTGGGTCACCACCAATTGGTATTGGATTTAGTTGAGGTTGTTTAGGTTCATATTCTGATATATGAACAAATGCTCCATTCCATTCTCTAACCATTTCATTATAAGGAAACTGCATTCCTGATCGATCAGAGATTGCTAATGCGTGTCTGCCTTTTGATAAATTAGTCATGTATTAAATCTCCGGAAAATAAGTTCTCGGTGTTACAAATAAACTAGAAGAAGATCCATCGTTTTGTAATGCTCTTTGTAGTTCTTCTTCATATAATGCTTTTAAAGCTTGAGCACTCTCTGGTTTAAATTTTAGTGCTAAATAATATGAAAGTCCTGCTACCATGCAAGGTACAAATCTGTAAGGTACATCCGCATCATTAGTGTAAACACCTACATCTTGAATTCTTGAAGCATAATAATAGTTAATATTATTACCTGCTTCAGTTGCACCTGGAGTTAAGAATAAAGTTATTGTTATTCTATCAATAAATCTTTGAACAAAAAATTGTGTAGGTGATCCTTGTTGAGATTTATCTGCAAAAGATTGATAGATTGATCTATTTATTTTAGTTAATGGAAAATCTATATTTTGTTGATTTCTATAAGAAGCTTCTAAAATATCATCAACTCCATAAACAGCGTTAGCATCTGAGGTACCATCAGAAGGTGATCTATACATCGTATAGACATTTTGACCTTGTACTAAAGTTAAGTTATTGTTTTTTATTTCCCAATAGTGAAGACCTCTATTAGACCATTCTTGAAACATTATGTTTAATGATCTTCGAGCAGAGCTTAATTGCTGACCGGTAACACCAGTCATATTTATTCGCTCATACGCTTCGTGAACTATATCATCTATAGAAAAACCTTTTTCAAAGGTTGTTGTTCCCGAAGTAGTATTAGCCATGAGCTTACGCTCCCGTAATAGTTATAGTAACGCTTCCGCTTGCTCCAGTTAAATTATAAACAATTCCTTCTTTAAATAAAATACCAGAACCTGGGATATATACTTCTAGACCTTCTTCACCATAATTATAAGTAGCTACAGGTAATCCTGGTGCTGCTGCATTTGCAGAATTGTAAAAAACTATTGTAGAGTTTGCTATTCCTTTTCCTTGAATAGAAGTAATTCTAGCTCTACCTGTTTTACCTAAAGTATCTGCTCCGACTGTATCGAAGGTTAAGGTTGTTTGATCTGATGTTGCGCTTCCTGACATATATTCTCCTATTCTCTTGGCGGTTGTGTTTTATATGGATGTGATACAGGCAGTTGGCTTTGTAAACCATATTTATATGCTAAGTAACCTTCACATTTTTCAATATATGTTTCAGAGTCTGTATAACCATTATCTTCAAAACATGCCATAATAAACTCACCCATTTGACCAGCTAATTGTCTATTACCAACAGGTTGAGACATAAGTTTTACCGCTATTCTTCTTCCTAATTGATTGTTATAACCTGTGCTATCACCAACCTGAGTTCCATCTATTCTAGCTCTTATAATTGAACCTGGAAAATCAAGATCAATCGTAAGTATATGCGGCCCTGAAAAAGGTCCTCCTGAAAAATTAAAGCCACCTCCTAAACCACTTTGAGCATATTTTCCAAGATACTCACTAGAGTCATTAGCTTCTATTTTAAAATCGTTTCCACTAGCGTCTATAGCACAAAATATAGAATCAGCATTTTGATTTACTTCTCCTATGTCAACACAAGTAACAACAGTAAGATTACCATTACTTGGTTTTGCAATATTGTCTTGAGATGATGCTAGCCTTTGAGGGTTTGTAAATTGTAGGGCAGGCACACCATTTATACTACCACCAGTAGTTGGAGTATCGGCTCCACCATCTGATTGCATAGAAAATTTAGTATTATCAACTAAATTATTCCAAGTCGTAACACTGCTTCCAGCTGTTATTAAGGAAGAGATAACGTCTGCTCTAAACCAAGCTTCTAAAGGATCAACTTCTGCTCCAAACACTTCTTTTGTATCCGGTAACCAAAGGTTTTGTCCTACGTTTCTTATTCCGAATTGTATTTTTTTCTCTATCATAATTTTACTCTCCTTAATTTATTAGTTAATTATTGTTTAAGATTATTGATAATCTTTACCAATGTTTGCTAATAAACTAGTTCCATCATTGTAGACAGTTACAACATCAATGTCGCCTGATGGTAATGAAAGACCTGGAAATCCACCTGGGAAAATACAACCAGTAAACGCACCTGTACGTCCACCTGTTCCATCTTGAGTTATTGTGATAACTAAATTTCCACCTGTTGGAAAGTTAGAAAATGAAAAAGTTGCGTTGTCTGCTAGTGTAACCGCAAACTGACTTCCTGTTGAATAATCTACTTCAATCGCTGCTGCAGATGGTAATGTTACAACCGGATCTTCAGGATCGATATCTCCGAAACTTAAAACCCCTGCTCCGTTAGTAACAACCGCTTGACCTGCAGTACCATCTAAAGCTGGTAATGTAAAAGTTACGTCAGCAGCTGCTGCTGTTGATGCTTTTAAAGAAACTAATTTTCCATTAGTTTTATTAAGTAATTTGATTTCTCCGTCAGAGCCTTTTGATGTAGTTGTTTCTTCTTTACCAGCTACGATTGGTCCTGAAAATGTAGTTCTTGCCATAATTTTATCCTCCTAATTAATAAATACAGTCTTTAGGCCGTCGACTATATGCGTCTGTATTTTTTAATAAATATATAGTGTGGTTTTTATACAACAGTTTTTAATAGAGTGCAAGAGATCCTGTAGTGTGGAGTGGATTTTTTCCAACGATGTAGCTTTTGATTAAGTAGCTACTGAAACTTCTGGAGCAGAACCTTCAACATTGTTCTGTCTATGGGCGATCTGAGCTTCTTCTAGCTTGATCTTTGTGATGATTTCTTTGACTTTATCGTCAATTCTAACCATCTCAAGAGTATATCTGTTATTATCCAGATGCTCCTGTTCCCACTTCAACTCCAA